ATAACAGATTCACAGATCGGCATCATATAACGATCTCCGATCACATCCATACCAAAATCATCAAGTTCTTTCTGTGTCTTTACTTCTTCTAGTAAATACGGAAATATTTCGTACCTCACACCTGCAACACCGGCTTCTAAAATCGTCAAATCGATAGGTATTTTGAGTTCTACGCTGTCACTCATTTATTGTTTGTATTTTGTTTTAAGATAATAATTGTATATAATAAATGCGTAAAAAATGGAAGAAGAAACGAATGCGACGTCTGAAAAGAAAACGTCGCAAGATGAGACAACGGGCAAAGTAAGTGTTATATGTATTTATTACGAATATCGTAATAAATTATGCGTCATCGTCTTCTATGATGATTTCCGCAGGATGTGAAGGTTCTACAATCGTCTGACCAATTGAGTATATCCTCTTCTCAATATATTCATGCTTGTTACATATATACAATACCATCTTAAATCCCATTGCCACAATTCTCTTACCTCTACGGAATTCACTTAGAGATATGTGAGCCTCTTCTTGGCAGTTGGAGCAAGTGTAAAATAGTTTTACTTTATATTCTTGTTTAGGAAGTATCTCCCCTCCTTCTTCAAAGACTTTGCGAGCAGTCTCGTAATTATTCATATTCCCTCTGCGTTGGTTCGAGCATTTAGCACAACCACCAAGATTCTTTGGATATATTTGTAGTGTATGATTCTGCTTCATTTCCACAAGAACAAATATATTTAACTTTACGTCCTTTCTCAAACGAAAGTAGTTGACAATTCTTTTCGGTAAATTTTTTGTTAATTCTTTCTTGAACTTTTAAGGATGTTACTGTTGGCATTTCTGATATTTTATACAATATTTTTGTATAAAATCATTTTTGTTTTTTAAATGAAAATTGTAATCCAATAGCACCACCAAAAATACATATAGTATATAGGCAAAATTTGATCAAAGCACAGGAAATCCAAGTGCGCCTCCCGAGATACGGATGATGTTGTTGTTAACCGCAGTCGTAACGAACTCCCAAGTCTGGGGGAAGTCACCACCAGTAGGAGCAACGAAACCAGGCTGGCCAGTGCTCGGGAAACCACCAGTCGCAGAAAGGATCGCATCAGCAGAAGCCTCAGGAACAATGCTGACGTTGGTGAGCTTACCGTAGTTGGTAGATCCCATAGGGTCAAGACAGACGAAGTCAAGAGAGTACGAGTACATGTGGTAACCAGTCTCGAGAGGGATGAAAGGGGCGTGGTACCACGGGTTGACGAGAGAGTAGTAGTCCGAACCCATTTGCGAAAGACGGTTGGTATTCTCATAGATAAGGGAGGTCTGGAGAATAGGATCAGTCATAGCCAAGGCACTGTAGTTCACGTTCGCAGTGAAAGGAACGGGAGTACCGGCAGTGTAATTAGACCATTGACAGCGTACAGTCGTGTTGCGAGCAGAGAAGAAGAACACCTTGATGGAATGCGAGAAACGGATGTCGTAACGAGGAGTGGCGTCAGTGTTAGGAGAGAAGGTTTGACGAGGAGCGGTCTGTACCTGCTCGATGAGGATATCACGAGGAGCACAGGCCATACGCTTACGCTCGTCGTTAGACACAATAGCGTAGTTAGCCCAGACCTGGACGTTAGTGAGAGTCATCTGACTGGCCGGTGCGACATCGTTATCAACGGCGCAACGAGAGAAGGCATCACCAGACGCGGTCTGATCGATGGTATCAACAATCAACAGATCTCTCCAGTCACGGAACGAAAAGTTAATTCTCATATCGTTATACGGGAGAGCAGCGGTAGGAAGAGCCACACCACTGTCGCGAGTGAAGAAGAACGGAAGAGGAAGGTTGAGAGTGAGGGAGGGGATGAAAGGACCAGCAGAAGGAGCGGGGCCGTGAGGATCAGTGAGATCCGAAAAGTTACCAATCATGTTGTTGTAACCAGCACGCTTACCGGCAGGCACAGTGAAGGCCGTCCAGAAATCGAGATGATAGTTATCAAATCGAGCAGCGACAAGGTCGTTAAAAGTAATGCAAGCCTCGCGGACGAGATTGTGCATAAAGTGACGAGTCCAGCGAATACGGAGATTGGGATTAGCATTGGGATTAGTTGCAGTGGGAGGTCCAAACACGGCAGGGTTAGGTATAACCTTGGGAGTGGTTAGACGAAGCCAAGCAGCAAGAAGATAATCACCAGCGCGGGAAATGCTAACAGACCATTCGGTATCGAAACCGGGGTTACCGCTCGCACGAGAGAGGACAACGGGGACCTGAGTGAACCAAGTCGACTTACGCGTCTCACGGACGAAGTAAGCGGTAGCATCGGGGCCACCATACATATATTTTTCCTGTTCACAGAAAGTCGCGAGATCAATAAATGCGGACGTTACGTTTGATGTACAAAGAGAAGCCATAGTTTTTTATATTACACAAGATAAATTTTTTTATTTTTTTATTTTATTGCTTTGGGTCTTAATTTAATGAATACTTAAAAGTTAAACCTCAATCGAAATAGAAAATCATCGATCAATAATGTCGCAACTAGATATTTTAAGTATAGATGCTAAGATCAAACGCAAGTTCGTAGAAGAAACCAATAAACTACCATATTATCAGGAAAAGCTCCTAGATCTACAAAGAACAGATAAAAAACAAACACTTTCTGCAAGGGCTTGTCGCAACCTAAAAACAAACATATCCGATCTTGAAGAAAAAATAGAAACTCTTACATCTGGGCAACAAATGAACTTTTACATTGTAGAAACAGCTCATCTTATAGAGATGTATAAAAAAATACTATCAACACCGGTAAAACTGTCTTTTACTGGTAAACCATCTAGTGATAACAAGGAGAAAAGAAAAGTTATTTCTTCTTATTTAGAGATTGCTCAAAAATACGCAGATATAGAAAATATAACTCCAAAAAAATACAAAAAAGTTGTTTGTAACAATTGTCCCAACAAAAAGTTATTCGATATTATCGATAACAGTATTTACATATGCATATCATGTGGAGCACAACAAGAAATTCTCCTTCATACATCTTCATACAAGGATATTGATCGAATCAACATTTCTGCAAAGTATACATACGATCGAAAAGTTCACTTCCGTGACTGTATTAATCAGTATCAAGGCAAGCAGAACAGTACTATCGATCCCAATGTATATACGAGTCTGTTGGAACAATTTAGAAAGCATTATCTCCTTGTTGGGAACAAGAAAACACCAAAAGAAGAAAGATGTAAAAACATTACCAAAGAACATATACATTTGTTTCTTAAAGAACTTGAATATACCAAACATTACGAGAATGTTAATCTTATTCATTATCAGATGACAGGAAAGAAACCTGATGACATTACTTATCTTGAAGATAGACTTTTGGATGATTTCGATACATTGACGGATCTCTACGATAAAAAGTTCAAAAATAAACCAGGATTTGATCGTAAAAACTTTATCAACACGCAATATGTGTTATATCAACTACTTCTTAGATATCGTCACCCTTGTAAGAAGGATGATTTTACTATTCTTAAAACTGTAGATAGAAAATCTTTCCACGACGATGTTGCAAAGATCTGCTTTGAGGAGCTAAACACTCTGGCTCCAACAGGTGGCTGCCTCTTTATTGAGGGTAAACAGTGTTACCACCTAGTCACAATTCAGTGGCGAGATGCCTTATAATGATCGGGGAACCCCTTATAGCTTTAACTACGACCTCGTTTTCGAAAGAAAATGTAGTACCCAGGGTAATGACCTCGGGCATCGTAATAACGTTAAAGATTGGGCAATCCGCGGGTAAAGTACCTAAATCCGTTTTGATAGGACATGGTACTCCCTCAACGACCGCACGGGCATCGGTTAACAATGATTGTTTAGTCAACATGAGTTAGCTTAAGATACAGTCTAATCCTTTGTGAAAACAAAGGTAATCCACAGAGGGTGGAATCACACGCCGTTATTCTAATTATAAAAAAAGTTGGAATCACACTCCTAATTATAAAAAGAAAAGAAGTTTAAAAATTGAGTTATATTTATAAAGAACAAATAAATATAACTATGGACAAAATTGAAGAACTGAAAGAATATGTTATTGATAAAAACTTAGGTGAATGTTTATCATCAGAATGGATAAATTGCAAAACTAAATACAAATGGGAATGTCAAAAAGGGCATGTGTTTGAAAAAATATGGGGTGCTATTAAATATAGAGGTGAATGGTGTAAACAATGTACTAAAGTTGGTATATCAACATGCCGAGATTTAGCATCAAAAAATAATGGAGAATTATTATCAGATATATACAATGATAATAGAACAAAGTTAAAATGGAAATGTAAAAACAATCATATTTTCCAAAGTGCGTGGAGACATATTAACAAAAGGCCTAATTTTTGTCCCAAATGTCCAAGAAAAAAGAAGAATATAGAAAAACCTGTCACTAAAAGAATCAAATTAAGTATAGAAAACTGTCAAGAAGAAGCGAAAAAATTTGGAGGTAAATGTTTAGATTTAGAGTACAAAAATAGAAGAACCTTAATGAAATGGCAATGCGGTAATAATCACACTTTTACATTAACTCTTGGCGCTGTTAGAAATAATGGTAGATGGTGTCGTGAATGTAATTATGATAAACAACGCCATGATATTTCTGTTGCTCAAGATATTGCTAAGAAATATGGAGGAGAATGTTTATCAACTGATTATGTGAACTTAGAAACTCCGATGAAATGGAGATGCAAAGAAGGACATGAATGGGAAGTTAATATGATAAACATTAAAGGTTCCGGTTCTTGGTGTCGTATGTGTCATTTGCGAACACGAAGAGATAAAGCTATTAAACGTATTTTTAAGTGGGTAAGTATATTAGGAGGTAAATTATTAACAAAAAATGAAGATGTACCATATGATATAGGAGCAGACCAATTTACGTTAAATATAAAATGCAATAAAGAT